GTTGTTTGGGAGTATCTTGGTGATATTTGTTTTAGGAATAAATTAATTAATACTTGGGTTAAAGAAGTTTGCAGTATAGGTAGAAGAGATAACTCAGCAGGGATACATCCTATATATGAATTAATAAAAGGACTACAAGCACAAATTCAAGCCTCAGTAGAAAGTGGAGCTGACCCTATGTCTGCATACATTTTAAAGAGACTAAACATTATTCCTTACTATAGGAGAGTAGTACCTAATGTAACACCTGGTGCAATAGAGATTATGTCAATTTTGCCTACAAGCTGTGGTGGTATGAGAATAACATCTCCTCTTGAAATGTCAGTTATAACTACAGTACCACTTGATTCTGAGATATTTGCTGACTTAGTGTTGTTACAATCATCAGATCCTATCTTGCTTGGTGCAATTATAAGTGCATTGAATTCAACAATAGGTAGTATACCAAGTCCTTTAAGTTGTGTTATGAGTGAAACAATTTTCTATGCACATTTTCCAGATACCTCTGGGTTAGGAGTATTAAATCTAGGGCTAGAAGAAGTTATGAAAATATATGCTCCTGGATCCTTCATTAGAAGTGAACCTTTCTCAGAAGAGGTAAAGTCAAAGCTTAACGAGATATTTCTAAATATAGATAATCCACAGTTAGGAGCACTTTCAGCGATAATTAGATCTTCTCCTGACTTTGTAAATTATGGTCGTTCAGTTGCTTTAATGAAGTCTGATGGTGCAATTCGTCTAATAAGGAGATCTACTATAAAAAGATTACAGGCCAAAGATACTTGGAATATAAGAAGGTGCATCCTCCAATGGATGAAGATGATTAAAGCAAATAGTTATCCTGCAACAGTTATGGAGATTAGAAGAATATATGAAAACATGTCATCAAGGATTTTTAGAAAGAAGAATTTACCCCATGCAAAACCTAGCCCAAGGATCTGTTTATATAGGACACATGAAGAAGGTAATATAAAGATTAGAGTTGACATAGGTGCATGTCCTAGCTTAGCTGGAGCTGATTACATTGAGCCAATTGCACATAGACCAACAGACTTCAGTAGCTTAGCATGGTTTTCAGAGGCAACAGGTGATATAAGCACTAAAGCAACAAGGAGATTTGCTATGTCATGTGCAAAGGCAATTGCATCATCACCAGAATGTGAAAATGTAATTTACATGATATCTCTAGCTTTTGGTCTTGAACTTGAACCATTGCCTGCTGGTTTAGTCAGAAGTGCTCACAGAAATATTGGAGCAAATCATTCAAGGACTGATGTTAATGAAATGTTAAATTCAGCACTTCAGGCATGTGTCGATTGCACTTATGAGGGAGAATTAGCACAGTATGTATATGAATTGCCTAGGGGAGATAGGACTACTTATTTAGCTGCAACTAAGTGCTTAATCTCACCAGCAATAATGTCTAGTTATATGGTTAACAAGTGTTTCAAGGAAGGTGTTAAATTATATCACTTCAAAATCTTAGATGCGTTTAGAACTTATATGCATGAACCAAGAATAATGAGGTATGAAGGGACTCTTAATAAAGGTTGGAGAGCTGTCAAACTAGGTAAGCAATTCAATAGAGAATACTTAATGACTTTTAAGGAATTTGATTCATATGCAAAATACATGGAACAATTAAACAAAGTGAGGACAGAAAGGATCGATGAGAATAGTTTTGATACTGTCTATTTGCAAGAATTAGCAGTATTGAGTATAAAAAGATGGATAATTGACATATTAAAGTTTGAATCAAGAACTATCCTACCCTCTTTGATTGCACCAACCTCTTTTGGGTTGAAATGGCCTATAGTTAGGAAAGCTCTAATACATGTATCATTTGATCTAATGACCCCAAGTTATAAGTCACAGTTAAGAAATAATATCTTCAAATTAGACTTTGAATGGAATAAAGTTAAATCTCTTTTAGATATGCAAGCAACTAATGAATTCATGGCATACATTGAAAATCTGTCAAAGAGTTGTTCAGTTATATGTGAGGCTCATATTCCTGGTATAACTGAAGCAGAAGTGACTAATTTAATAACTCATCCTGGGCAAACCATTAATGACTTAATTACTTACTGCAAATCGAGGACAATAAAGTCATCTGGGCATATTGTTGTTATGAGATCTAAAGAATATCATGAAGGGGAATTCAGCAAGTCACATAGAAGGGCATTTCAAGAGATCTTCCAAACAACATTGTCTTACCTGTATGAAATGTGCAGGGGTAAGAAATGGAATACTTACAAGATCTCACAAGAATTAGGTTTATCACATGGAGAGAAAATTGATGATCTTCTAGATGTTTTAACAGTTGCCACCACAATGGTAAGAGAATCACATCACAGAAGTATTACTCATCCGTATAATACGATCTCATTGCGAATAGGTTTAATTAAATTTTATATGTATATTAAAGCAGGTATAAATAATATACCAAGAGATAAGAACAAGAGTAAAGATGATGTTAAAGAGTTCTTATTTGAACATATGTTATCTGAATGGGATATAGAAACTATTAAAAGAATGACTACAAAAAGAGATTCTCCATTAGGTCCAGACCATATAAGATTAATAGAAGAACCAATGCCTTATGAAGTTGTAGGTAGGGCTGCATATCAAAT